TCACGCACTTTCAAAAAGTCATCTGGTTCATTAAGAACCACTTCAACCATTTGGTCGGGCGTCCACTTCACTTCAGGTTCTTGAACGACACTCATTTTGTTCCTCCAGTTTCAAATTTCGATTTAATAAATGTTAGTTGTTCTTTAGTAAGAATCCTCAAAGCTTGTTTTGCCTTTTCATTACTATAACCATAATAACGTTTGACATAATCAAGGTCTTTGATTTTATCTTGTCGGAGCCAGGGAGAAAATCTCTTCTTTTTCCTCAGACTATTTAGCAAAAAATCATATTGAAGTTTTTTAGGTAAGAAATGATATTGATTCATTTCATTAGCAAACATTACACAATCAATATGACCCGATAAGCATCTATTAATAATATAAGGAGGATATTCCTTCTCAAGTGAAGGGTCTTCTTCAATTAGATTCTGTTTCGTTTGATTAATCGAGTTTAACCAGTCCTTTAATTCAATAGTCATCGAATAATCTCCAAATCATTACCATGTTTCCACAATTCAAGTTCTGACCTCAAACGACCTTCAAACTTAAGTTTTTCATATCGCTTAGTTGCTTTCTTTTTCCACCAATCAATAACTTCCTCAGGTTCATACCCAAACTTTGAAATATAATATCTTTTCTTTTCAGTCAAAGATTTGGCATGATCAATACAAGCATTAAACTCTTCTAATTTAGAATGACCCTTAAGAGAATTCTTAATAATAGAAATCATCTTAGTTTGAATTTTTAACTTCTTTGAGGACTTATCTGCAGAAATAAGTCTTTCACCACCATTAGCAGTATTATTGAACCACCAAAACATTTCACGAAAATAATCATCGTGAAATAATGGAAGAAAATTACTTTCAGTATCTCCTATATGTCGAATATAAGGTTTAAGACCATCATACATGGATACCCCTTTCGTTGTACCGTATAGTGAAGTTGTTTCAAAGTATTGAAGATCAATTCCATACTTACGGTCAAATTGTCGCTTGAGTTCATTAGAAGATGCTAAAAGAGCAAGAAGTTTACCACCAAGATAATTATATCCAAATGGTTGTACTGGAACGATATTAAATCCCATTACAAACTCATTATTAATTCTGGAAAGAGAAAGAACTTCTCCAAAATAATCATTTCTTGGTTTTGAATTAATAGTTGGAGATCCAAATCGAACCACTCCAATTATTTTATTTGTAGTATTCTCAGTTACAATCCACTTTAAAGTTCTTCCAGGAATCGCTTCTTCAATCGGATTTGACGCAGTATCGTTTAAAATTTCCGAATAAAGATCTTGATTGTACTTAGATGTTGTTTTCGGATTAGTATCTACTTCATGAATAGAAAACGACATGTCATTTGGATGAATACTAAAATCTGAAAATATTTCATCTTCTGGTCCAAATAGTTTTCCAGATGCATTGTCCATTCTACTTTGTTTAACATATCGAAGATAATCATCGATACGATTAAACTTGGAATAATATTCTATAAATTGATCTGCTGCCCAAGTTGCATCTTCAGTAGATAACATATTAATTTACCAAAAATCTTTTTTCATAATCCAAAAGTTCTTGAGGGGTATCAATGATATTGGATTCCAAAGGAACAGAATTTTTCCAAAAACTTCCAACTCTTGTGAACAAATTAATGTTTAAATGATTATATTTCAAATTGGTAGGTACATACACTTTATAATCATATCCATTATTATCAGTCAACAAACTTAGTGCAGTATTTTCTTTTTTTGTTACTGTAATAGTGGAACATCCCAACCAAAATATTTTTTTAAAGTTATCATAATTATCCAAATAGGTTTCAGGATTATCCATAATCATTCGCCCAATGAATTGAGGAGAAAGGCAATGATCATGCGTCCTTTCTGATGAATTTGAAAGTGCTTGTTCACTAATCAAACCAAGATGATTTACAGAAGCACAATCAAACACATTAATATAAAAAGTTCTAGTAATTGGTCTAAAGTAATCTGGTTTTCCCCAATTTTCTATATTAGAACGCATATTATTAAAAGAAGTTTGACAATATGCTTCCCAATTTTTTTTATGCTTTTTAACAGTTGCAGTTTTAGTTTTCAGTAGTTTGGTTTTCATAATCAATGGGATGATACTTCAAATATTCAAGAAAGGTCATTTTCATTTCTTTCTGCGTCATACCACAATGCTTTGCGGCAGCAGGAAGAGTCATTTTAGCACGAAACAATGCTTCGTTTGCTTCCCTTACATTCTCAGGAGTGGTTTTCACTTTTTCTTCTACAAGTGAATTTTTGTTAATTTTGAGTAGACTCATTTGAAATTACATTCAACCATTAATTCGGTAAGACAGGCAAGCATATTTATTTCTTGGTCGGCACAGAAGGAAGATTGATACTGATACTTAGCAAGCACAAGCACAGCAGCAGGAATGCTATTGTTTTCAAGGGCATTATAAAGAGAATCGTAAATACGACGCATAAGTACAGTGACATCATTATCAAGATTAGATACCACCCACTTACGGACTTCAGGAAAGTTCTTTTCTTTAAGGTTTTGGATAAGGTCATTTACGGCAACATCAGAAAAAGCAGCAAGAATACCAGAGTCGATTCTCCCACCAACAGAATATCGTTGGCACTCATTTAAAACTCGTCGGAAATCAGGGAAATATTTTGATACCAATTCCGCAAGGACTTTTTCATCATACTCAACCCTTTCTGTATCCAAGATTTGTTGAAGTCGCTTAAAGAAACTTCCTGCAAGTTTTGCCTTGTCCTTTCCTTTGATTCCAAATTCAACGACCGCACATCGGGAGTGAAGAGGTTCGATGATTTTGTTTTTGTAGTTACAGGTGAAGATGAATCGGCAATTTCCAGCAAATTCCTCAACAAACGCCCGTAGGAGGAGTTGAACGTCGTTTCCTGTGTTATCTGCTTCGTCAATGATGACGACTTTGTGTTTAGCAGTTGACGAAAGCGATACGGTCGAAGCAAAGTTTTTCGCATTGTTTCGGACAGTATCAAGGAATCTACCTTCGTCGGATCCATTGATGACATATACATCTACTCCCAGTTCATTACAGAGTGCTTTTGCTACTGTGGTCTTACCAATTCCAGGAGGACCAGCAAGAAGCATATTTGGAATTTCACCCTTATTTAGAAAATCTTGGAAGGTCTTCTTTGTGCTTTCAGGGAGAATACAATCTTCAATTGTCTTTGGGGCATATTTGGCAACCCACAAAAAGTCATTATTCATAATCAAATCCATTCAGGTTTTCTTTCAGGCATACGAAGGTAATTATCTTTCACCCAAGGTTTAGAAGCAATGTACCTTTTATATGCAGTAAAGGTATCAATACTCTCATCAAATTTCCATTCTTCGGGCATTGCCCTTGCGAAAGGAGTTACTTCTGGAATCTTTCCTCTTGGGAACAAGTAGAAAGCATCTACAAGAGTCTTGTAGCAGGAGTGAGTCTTATTATACCTCAAAGTGTACTCATCGCACAAGTTGAGACCCCACTTAATCAACCAATAGGCATTATGGATGTTTTCCATTGCCCATTTGGTACAGGGGTGATTACGAAAAGCACCTTTTTCAGTTTTATATGGAGTGTGGTCAGTTTTGTACAAGTAACCATACCCGTGCCCCCATTTTTCTGATGCCACGATAGAAAGCATTTGACACGCCTCTAAAGGCATTTTACAAATGTGTTTATCCGGAAGTACGATTGCACTTTCCGCAGGCCACGGTGATGTAACGAATATATTCATCAGAAACAATACTTTTGAAGAACATACTTGACTTTTTCGGGTTTATCTTCCATCCAAAATGCCTCCCTATCAATATATTTAAGTCTAGAATCGAAAGCAATCACTTTCTTTAGATCTTGTTCTTTTTGATAACTCAAAGGCATGAGAGAAGGATTAATACCAAAAGAATCTAAAAAAGCAAATTTAGTTTTACAAGATTGAGCAACATGAACAGACTCATGCATTAGAGTCTCATTAACACTAGTATGTGGATTCCCAAATTCTTTCAGAGTATCTGTACACATTGTTATAACTCTTTTTGCACTATCGTAAAATCCAAAAATCCGATACTTTCTACAAACTGGGGCATTTTCAACTACTCGAACTTTGTTGGATACCATCCTATAGATATCCATCTGCTGAGTAGAAAGATAAAGTAAAAATTCCATCAACCAAAAGTAGAATCAGGTTCCAGAGCAATATAATAGGTCAGATTGTATTTGATATTTGTGAATTGTGACAGAAGTTTAGAAGACACAACCACATCATAGGCACCAGGAATAATCTTGATGTTTTCTACCTTGAAGTTGAAAGTAAACTCTTCATCAGTCTCACCAACCACAATGGCATATTCGTTAGAAGTATCATTCTTCTTATCACGCACCACCAGTTTGATTACACCTGCCTCACCAATCGCAGAGAGGTCTGGCAGTTGATATACTGCTGCTGCTTTCACTAGTTTCTCAAGAGAAGTGCTATCCAGTTGGAAACAAACATCTTGAGAAGGAAGTTGAATGTCTTTATCAGGAGGAGAAATAATCACATTAGGGTCAGCAAAGAAATACTTCACACGACGCTTACCTTCTTTAATGCTCAAATACGATTCTTCAGTAAAATCAAGATCAGGATCTTGATGCAAACTCAGACCATTTAAAAATTGATTGAGATCATAGATTGCAAAGTCACGGGGAAACTCTTCGGTGATATCTGCTTCGGCAAGAATATTCTTGGCAACAGAAATCGTGCGGAGTTTGTTACCCTGCTTCACAAGAATAGAATTATTGATTCCAGCAAAATTCTTGAGAATAGTCAGGGTGTTGTCAGAGAGTTTCATAGTTTTGTCTTGGATTTTCATAATCAACGGAATTCAGTCAGACCATTATCTTTGCGGGAATAATGCCCGTCAAAGTGAAGGAGGAGCATAGCATAGTGAATCACTTTCATTAGGTCACGCTTATTGCGACCATCCTTGTCACCATAGCGACTACCATACTTCAGAATGTTTGCCTGACAGAATCCAGGAGCAAGATCTTTTGCTGCCATCAGGTCAATCGTCTGAATATCGTTGTAGTCTTCATTGTGACCACAATAGTGACTACCGTAAGTGCTAGTAACATAATCCTGAATATCTTTCAGGATTTTATCTTCGTTATATTTCCAAAGGTGATTTGTGTTTTCAGTCATAGTAATAGTTGAATCACTCATAAAGGGAAGGCACATTTTTACCTTCCCCAATTATATCAGAAAG